ATACCACAAATTGGAAAATCATACGACCCAGCAAGATCAATAGGCACTATGTTAAACTTAGGTGCTATTGCTGGAACAGGTGGTTCATCTTTATTAACACAAGTACCTTTAGTTGCTGGTGGTCGTGTAGTTGATGCAGTCACAGGCCGTAGGTCTAAAGTAAACCGCTTTGTCAAAAAGAACAAAAAGTCTACTGGTATGTCTACACCCGTTGGAGTTGCTGTTGAAGGTAGGACAGCGCGTCTAAAAAATGCCCAGACAGCGGCAAACAACGCCAAGAAAAAAGCCGCACAGGCAGTAAGAGCCAAAGATCAAGCGGCACAGAATGTTGTTAAGTACAATGAGGGTTACGCCCCTAACTATGGAGACCCAAGACTTAACCAGAAACCTGACCCTAGAGGTACAATGCACAACGCACTTGCTCAAAAAGCCAGCCTTGGAGGGATGTCTATTAGAGAGATAGATGCTGAAATACAGCGTATTATTGATGAGAGGTTAGCAGACAAGCGTACAACTAAAGCAGAAAAGAAGTCTCTTAGAACTTATGCTAACTTCAATAGTCTAGGTGCAATGCCAAAAGGCGACCAAACACTTGGCCTTGCAATAGCCGCAATACGTGATCGATTTAATTTTCCTCAGTCTAACTCATCGCCTTCTACAACTCAGACACCACAACAGCGTAGTCCAGAGGTACAACAAGGCATCATAGGTAACTTACAGAAACTATCTGAACTTAGAGCATCTATGGAATCTGATATGTCTATAAGTAACAGAGACAAAGCTGTTATGGATAAGGCATTATCTGATCTAGCTAAAGACTTAGGTACAGACCCACAGGCAATGATAAAGCAAATAATCAAAGATGCAAAAGCTGACATGGATCAACCAAATAAAACAGATAGGTACTTAAAACCCTATCTAACCCGTGTCTCCATACAACAGAAAAAACGTAAGTAACATACAGCCCCAGTGATGGGGCTTTATTATTTCAAGGAAGCAAAATGATCGTAAAAACAGCGTATGACCTAGTGCCATACCTAGAAGCTATTGAGACCATAAAGACATCTTCTTTAACCAAAGATCAAAAGTCACAGATACTACAGGAGATGGAGCATTCCTTCATCGACATAGTGTTTTGCAAGCAGTGTCCAAACACACACGCAGTAATCAAAAGCATACTAGGAGAGCACAATGGGAGCACCCAAGAACCCAAGAAAGAAGTCGCCAAAAAAGGAACTGAAGTATCCAAAGAAGGCAACTCCAAAGGCAAACAACTACTTCTCGACGCTAATGCAGACCGAGGAAGGAAGAGCACTACGAAAGCAGTGGTCAACCAAAAAACGTAAGAATGGAGGAAGGCCAGTAGGCACCCCAGATGGCTACACGTTAGAAGCCATCACCCCCATCCGAAAACAAGCACAGAAAGACGCTGAAAGGATTGTGGCTATCATGGCTAAAGACAACAATATTGACGACGAATATGCGGTAGAGGCTCTTAAAACAGCCGTCGAGATCATGCGCGAACCAGCGCAGAACCGAGACAAACTAACAGCCGCACGTATGGTCTTAGACTTTACTAAGACAAAACCAGTTGCAAAGAGCGAAGTTACCATTGGCAAAGCAGAAGCCTTCTTGGAGTCGCTTTTAGTAAGCGAACCAGAGGAAGAGCAAACTGACGATGGAAAAGAAACTTAAAGTAATACGCCGCAAACTATATGACGAATTTGACTTCTACTCCAAGTCAGCACTCAAGATCAGAACCAAAGATGGAGACATTAAGCCTCTCAAGCTAAAGCCAGCACAGGTTATCTTACAGGAAGCTGTAGATAAACAGATGGCTACTGAGGGCAAGGTTCGCATCATAATCTTGAAGGCTAGACAGCAGGGTCTATCGACGTATGTAGGCGGCTATCTTTACTTTAATGTTTCCCAGCGCAAAGCATGTAAAGCAATGGTGGTCACACACCATTCTGACAGTACAAGAGCACTGTTTGACATGACTAAACGCTACCATGAGAACTGCCCAGAACTACTCAAGCCACACACAAAGTATTCATCTCGACGAGAGTTGACCTTTGATGTCCTTGATAGTTCTTATGTGGTTGCTACAGCTGGTGGGGAGAGCATTGGACGTGGTGAAACACTGACCCATGTTCACGCCTCAGAACTAGCCTTCTGGCAGAAGTCCACAGCACTAGAGAACTGGAATGGTATGACGCAAGCCGTACCTAACAAGAAAGGCACAGCCGTATTCGTAGAGAGTACAGCTAATGGTGTCTCTGGTATCTTCTATGATTTATGGAAAGGTGCAGTGGATGGCTCTAACGGCTACGTCCCTGTGTTTATCCCTTGGTATGTAGACCCAGAGTATCGTGAGCCTGTACCAGAGAACTTTAAGATAACTCCAGAGGAAGAGGACTTATCTAAGAAATACGACTTAGACAACGAACAGCTGATGTTTCGTCGGCGCAAGATTGCCCAAAACGGCATCGACTTGTTCAAACAGGAATATCCAGCGGAACCCGAAGAGGCTTTCTTAACCACTGGTCGTCCTGTGTTTAACCCAGAGACATTACAAGATGACCTAAAGACATCAAGAGACATAGAAGCACGTCTGGCACTAGAAGGTGAAGACTGGCTTGAGAATATGCGAGGGGAACTAACAACCTATCGCAAACTAGATGATGGCGAGAAGTACACCATAGGAGCAGACGTTGCTATGGGTGTCAGAGGTGGTGACTGGTCAGTCGCCCAAGTTCTCGACAGCAAGAAACGACAGGTGGCAACCTATCGTGCACAAGTTCATCCTGATTACTTTGCTACTGTCCTCTATAAGCTAGGTGAGTTCTTTAACTTTGCCTACATAATTGTAGAGAACAACAGTCATGGTATTCTGACATGTACCCGTCTTGGAAAAGACATGGCCTACCCTAACTTCTATACAGAAATACAGGTGGACAAACTAACTGACAAAGAAACAGTCAAGTTAGGCTTTACTACTACATCTAAGACAAAACCTCTGATCATTGATGAACTCAGAGCCTCAGTTCGAGAGGGTAAGATCGAACTAAACGATAAAGTCACTATTCGGGAAATGCTAACATACATCGTCACGCAAAGCGGCGGCATGGAGGCAGAGTCAGGATGCTTTGATGACTGCGTGATGAGTTTAGCCCTAGCCAATCATATACATGAAGGTGCTTGGGAACCCATAGACGCAGTTGACGATTATTACATTGAGATGGTTTAGACATGAAATCAAATAAAGATTATAAAAAACTCGACGACGACCAAATTGTGTCAATAGTTGATACTAATTTAAGACGCTCCATTGGATACTATGACTCTGAGTTGTCAAAAGAACGCAGACAAGTAATGGATTACTACAGTGCTAAACTCCCTCGCCCAGCGCATGATGGTAATAGTAAGTATGTAAGTCAGGACGTTTATGATGCAGTAGAAAGCATGAAGGCGGCTTTACTAGAGACATTCAGCACAGGCAACAAGACACTTAGGTTCTCACCGCAGAATGCTGATGATGTCCCTACAGCTGAAGTCTGCACTGAGTACACTGACTACGTTCTACATCGCCAGAACAACCTGTTCGAAACTATGCAGACTGTTATACATGATGGTCTTATTGCTCGCGCTGGTATCGCCAAAGTTTACTGGTGTATGCAAGACGAAAGTACACTTGAGTATGTCGAAGGTCTGACAGAAGAGGAATTAGACGTACTACTTGCGGAAGACAATGTAGAGATCGAAGAGATAACCGAAGATGAATTTGGTATGTTCTCTGGTGAGCTACGTGTAACCCGTGACACATCACAGGTAAAAGTAGAAGCTATTGCACCAGAGGAGTTCTTGATTGAGCCACAAGCAAAGTCTTTAGATGACGTTAGCTTCTGTGCACACCGAACTAAGAAGTCTATATCTGAACTTATAGAGATGGGCTACGATGAAGACTTAGTTGCTAAAATATCTGACAATGAAGACACAGACTTTGACAATGACCCTGAGATACTATCTCGCTTTGACGACATCGGTGCAGACCGAGGTTTCAATGCAAAGGGCTACCAACGTCAAACACGACAGGTAACTGTAGTCGAGGCTTTCATTGAATTAGACCCAGAAGGTACTGGTGTTGCTGAACTTTACAAAGTAGTCAAAGCATCAAACATCTTACTTGAGAAAGAGATAGTAAAGCGACGACCATTCGTAGCATTTGTTCCACTGCCTATCCCACATGCTTTCCACGGCAACAACTTTGCTGAGAAACTACTAGGCATACAGAATGCACGTACAGTCTTAACCCGTTCCATCCTTGATCACGCTATGGTTACTAACAACCCACGTTATACAGTGGTTAAAGGTGGCCTAACGAACCCAAGAGAACTAATTGATAATCGTGTGGGTGGCATCGTCAACGTGACACGCCCAGACGCTATTAACCCTATGCCTCAAGCATCACTGAACCCGTTTGTATTCCAAACTATTCAAATGTTAGATGAGGATAAAGAAGATACCTCTGGTGTCTCTCGCCTGTCCCAAGGTCTTAATAAAGACGCTATAAGCAAACAAAACTCAGCGGCAATGGTCGAGCAGTTAGCTACAATGAGCCAACAGCGACAGAAGATCATCGCGCGTAACTTTGCGAACAACTTCCTAAAGCCTCTATTCTCTATGGTCTATTCATTAGTCGTAGAAAACGAGTCTGAAGAGAAGATTGTTGAGTTAGCTGGGCGTTATGTCCCTATCGACCCATCGCAATGGGCAGATAAACGTGACGTACAAGTTGAGTTCCACTTGGGCTACGGCGATCAGGAGCAACTGGTGCAAAAGCACTTGTCGTTCCATCAACTATTCTCCGCTGATCCTACCCTTGGACAAATGTACTCTCCGCAGAACAAGTTCAAGATGTTAGCATCAGTATTAGAGAAATCAGGTATCAAGAATGTTGCTGACTTCTTAACAGACCCAGCGATGATACCTCCACCGCCACCTGATCCAAATGCAGAGATGCAGATGCAGATGGCACAGCAACAAATGCAACTTCAAGAACGACAAACAGCTGTCGCTGAGATGAAGGTGCAAGTTGATGCACAAATGCGGCAAATGAAACATGAGCTAGACACTATGAAGGCTCAACAAGCATTTGCCCTACAATCTGACAAGCAAGACCTCAACGAGACTGAGTTCGAACACAAAGAGTTTGTGAACTTAGAGGAACTAGAGATCGCAAGAACAGCTGAAGATGTCAGAGCAATCGCAAGTCCAAACGGATAAGCACAACACAATAAGGAAAGCACATGGCTACACAAGAAGAGCAACTTGTGATGGCTGGAGATGAAGCTGGAGCCGTACTAAGCGGTTCCGCTTTCAATTCAGTTATCAATGAACTTGTCGAAAGAGCATTTCAGACGTTTGTAAACACTGAACCAGCAGACAAGGATAAACGGGAGTATGCCTATAACCACTATCGCG